TTCCTCCTTACAAGAGAACGAAGCGCAAGACGACTTATGTGGCCGATCCAGGCCCTTGAGCAAATTCCATTCAATCTTCTGATATGGTTTGAGTATACCGTATAGAGTTGGTGTGCCCTTAGTAATAGGACGTAGTTTACAAGGCTCGCGGATAACAGTGATCTCTGTTTCAGCGAGCTCGGCTGTAGACTTCCACCAGGCGGAGTGAAGACACCATTCGGGGAAAACATCGACGACAATCCCCCTCATCTCCTGCACAGATCCTGCCCTTCTCTCATACATCGAGATTAATTCTCGAGTCAAGATAGGGCTTTCACCATACATACGACGAAGGAAATAACCTTCTATGCCACCCACCTTTATAGGTGCCTCCACTCCTGCCCTTCGCGAAAACCGGAAGGAAGGACGACGATCAAGTCGGAGGTACTCACCCCCCGTTAATTCCCGACATGTTCTACTGATCTCATCTAAGATCAGCGGGTTTGTCTCTTTATGCCGGCTGAGATCTTTGAGTAGATCACCGACCGACTGCTTGACGAGTTCATCCTTCGCCGAGACAATTCCCCTCTTAACACCCAATAACAGATCCTCAGCCATAGCTAGAGACGTCGTACTTCGGAAAGATTTCCGGAGACGCCCTAATAGCCAACGAGCGTAATGAGGTGTTAAGAGAAAACCGGGCTTGTCCACTAGACCAGCAAGATCAAAACTCTGCTGTCTTCCAATAGCGGACAAAATGACCGTTTGCTTCTTCAATTGTTCGACCGCTATACCAACGCGATCGAGAAAGGCCCAACGAAGAAGCTGTTCAGTCCAATCAACGCGTAGAGCATCATAGCCGAAGATGAAAGCCTGGGAGGCCAACGTCAAACAGATTTGATACGCGCGTTTAAAAGACCTATCCCACTGTTGATCCCAGCCCTTGGTTGGAAACCAAGCGCCAAGCAATGGATTCTTCCCCGAGATACTAGTAAACCACTCTGAGAGATGCTTCACGGATGAAAAACGTGAAGCCTTCTCCGACAGGTGTAATTTACTCTGACCTCGAGAAAGGGAAGAAGACCGTTCGCAGGATGCTCTGCAAACAGAATCACATGATCTTACCATTTCACGTGATTTAGGCCTGGCGGCGGCAATTGCCATACGGATTGCCCGCCACTGCTCGTTCCTGACGGAACTCTGCTCGGTTCTCCGGAAAATGCTTGCGATTGTTTGCAACGAATCCGGTGGAGGACTAGATCCGCCTGTATAGTCGACTTCTGAGATACTATCGTCCAGGGGCCCGGATAGGGATTGTAAGACATTACGTTTACAATATCCGATCCAGGACCCTTGGTAGTAACTTCCAGAGTTAACTCCCAGGTACGGTCTTCCGTCCTCCTCCAGTGTATTCTGCACTCCATAGCTTGCGTCATCCAGATCTTAGAACGCCTGAGCCCAAG